TATAATGCGTTGGTGAAAGAGAAACCAGTAATACACAAACTCGGTGAGTAATTGTGCGTAGGCATAAATTTTTGTTACTAAGAATACTGTTTTTGAGCATTTCCTGACTAAATAGTGATAGAATTAGGAAAACAAGATGATCTAAAACTTCTTTGTTATTTCAAATTTCTGGAGAGTACAAATGCACAATCGTATATCATTCAATCAATTAGCTGGTTGGTTAAACATAGATGAGTCCATAGATAGTTCAATAGAACAAACGGAGATAGTCAACGACTACTTTAACTGTCTAATTGAGTGTGATGATGATCAGGCGAGTTGCAAACGTTACTGTAAAACAATTCTAATGTAACTAACAACCCCCGAAAGGGGGTTTTTTAATAAATACTTGTTCAAACCAAGTAAAAATACCTATGAACGATAAGAAGGCCGCAAAGAAAATAATTAGGATAGCAAAGACAAGACCAGACCTATATTCAAAAGCAGATGTGGTTTACGCAAGAATAATTAAGAAAAGAATCAAAGAAAACGAAAACTTGACAGAAGAAAAAGTATAGTGTAGAATAAAGTGGCTATATAATTGTTATGGACTCAAATTACAAGGACTATGTTTTAAAAGAACTTGACAACTTAGTGAGTCAAATAGTTGAGGCCTCTGAATTTAAAGCATCAGAGAGTTATAGAGGATTAGTTGAGTCTTTACAGAGACAGATTAACTATCATCAAGAGTGTATAGATAAGTGTAAGCAAATGCTTTTACTTATGAACGCAGATGTGCCAAAAAATTCTGAGATCAAAGTCGTTTCATCATATTGGAATGATGATGAGTCAGAAGAGGCAAAAGCTGCGTTTGATGATTTTTGGAAATCAGAGGACATCATGAAAGATGATGACACACCATTTTATGATCCAGAATGAAGTATCATTTGTATAACGAGCATCATGTTCATCAAGGAACTTTTGAATCCATACAAGAGATGAGAAACTTTTTATGTGAGAGAAAGTATGACAATGATGACCGATCATATATGTCAGATACGTTTGATCACATCAAACAAATCAAATGGCATTTTGATATTGAGGAGTGATTATGTTAGTTGATTTATCTAAAAAAGAATTAGATGAAATTGTTGATGCCCTATGTTGTGAGCATTGGGATTGGAATAAAAGAGATTATAGATCTCAATTACATCAAAAAATGAAAAATCTACAAAATGTTTGCACTTGTAAGGAGAACAATGATTGAAAAAGACCCAAAAACAGGACTCTGGAGACACCCACAACCAGTATCTAGAGATTCCTTAAATAACACAGAGGAAATGATTGATAACTTTGTAGCTGAGTGTGAACGACAGGCCGCTAAGTTAGAGATTACAGTTGACTATTACATTAAAGAATTTATTTAACTATCATGGCAAATTTTTATCGTATTGAAGAACTTACAACAGAGGGTTGGACTCTGATTGAAGATCAAGCTGCAAGAATCACAAAAGAAAGATGTGATGAACTATTGACACAATATGTTAATGGTGGGCAAAATCCAAATAGATTACGAGCAATAGCAGTTCAGTAATGTATGACCCACAAGTAAACGACTACGTGAGGTGGACAACAGCACTTGGTATGGTACATGAGGGGTGGGTGTACTATAAAGGTAAACCAGATGATAATGCAAGAAGAATCAAAGATAAGTGGGTGGCAACATCTAACTACATCACGATTGAGATTGCAACCAAACCAAGACCACAGTGTGATCTATCCTCGTTTTTTCATAAACGTATTCATGTGTGTTTATGTTGTTATGAGGATAACTGGAATGAGTTAGAATTTATAAGAAGAAGAGTAAGTAAACAAGATGACTCTGACCCTGACTTAATAAGTTATGGTGCATATAAGTCACAGCAACACCGACCACTTGATGTTCAATAAGTGAGCCCTCTAAAGTGTTCTTATTATGTTAATCCCAAAGAAATTATGAACTCATCAGAAGTATTACACGAGATCAGAGACTTAAAAGATACATGGAGAAAGCAAAACTTCGTGTTCTCTTCAACTCAACAAGCAAAGTTTGACAACTTACTTGAACAGAGAAGAGATATTGTCAAGTCCTATTACAAAAATAATCTAGTCTATAAAGCCTCTGCATCTAAATAATGTATAAGGTATAATAGATAGATGAAAACTTTTCGGGAATTTATAACAGAAGTATATGACCCTGACGTTGTAGGTAAGTCACAAATTCGTAAGCAAGGCGAAGGTGGTAGGGTAGGTCGTATGCGTAAACAATCTGAACCCGAAAAGAGAAGAATGAAAGCAGTTGGTGGTGGTAAGATGGTTCCAGCCAAAACGTATAAAGATCGTAAGGATATTGGAACACAACGTAAAACATCAGACCGCCAACAACAACCTACTCAAGAGAGAGGTTCAGCAAGAGAGAAACAAATGGCAGCTGCTAGAGCAGAGAGAAAAAGAGCAGCACAACAGAGAGCAGCATCAAAGGCTGGTAAGGTTACTAAGTTACCATCACAGGCAACATCTAAACCAAAACCAAAAACACAAGCATTAAAGAAACAGGCAGATAAATTATTAGCGACTAAAAAGAAAAAGACAGCAGACCCTAATTATAAACCACAAAAAGCAAGTGGAATGACTCGTGATGAGAGACACAGATTAAGAAATGCAGCTCGTAGATTGATGAGTGATATGAGAAAAGGAAAAGAAAAACCCGCATCAGCCTATGACCCACAAATTAAGAACTTTGGGAAAATGACAGGTTCAAGTGCATACTCAAATACTGGATTAGTTTCAAAAGGAAGAAAGAAAGGATCATAATAGAGCCCTCTAAATTGTTTCTATAGTGTACCTGAGTGCCTCTGTATGGCACGATAGATTGATCTATGGTACAATATAACTATATTATTGTTTTTTGATGATCGAATTAAGACCACACCAATTAGAAGCCCTTGATGCTATGAATGATTCAGATAAGGGTCAGATCATAGTTCCCACTGGTGGTGGAAAGACTATGTGCATGATTGAAGATGTCAAGAGACAGTTCAAGAGTCCAGTTAGTAAGACTATCGTAGTTGTTGCACCTCGCATCTTACTTGCTAATCAGTTATGCTCAGAGTTTCTAGAGCAGAATCTTGATGGCAACTATAACGTTGGTGTTGATGTCATTCATGTGCATAGTGGAGAGACACATTTCTACAGTACAACTAAGTCAGATAATATCAAGAAGTGGTATCACAACAGTACTAAGCATATCATTATGTTTACTACCTACCACTCACTACACAAGATACAAGATACACTAGATGTAGAGGTAGATACAATATATTTTGATGAGTCACACAATGCAGTTCAGAAGAACTTTATTGAAGCAGTTGAGTATTATTCAATCTATGCTTCACGTTGTTACTTCTTTACAGCTACACCAAAACATTCTCTTACACCTTTCAAAGTTGGTATGAATGATGCTGACATTTTTGGTCAAGTGATTTGCAATGTACCTGCACCTAAGTTAGTCAAGCAAGGTTATATTTTACCACCCAAAGTTGTTATCAATAAGATTGATCTACCTGATGATGACAGATTTGCATACGAGCATGATAGAGATTGCGTATTAGATACGATTGATGCTCAAGATGTAGATAAGATTTTGATTTGTGCAAGATCAACAAAACAGATTATCAATCTAGTTACTCATTCAACATTTGTTGTTGATCTCATATCTCGTGGTTATTCTTGGATGATGATTACATCAAAAACTGGTGCAGTTATTGATGGCAAGAAAGTCGATAGAGAAGAGTTTTTCAATACTTTGAATAGTTGGGGTAAAGATTCCAGTAAAAGATTTGTTGTTCTACATCATAGTATATTATCTGAAGGTATCAATGTTAAAGGACTTGAAGCTGCAATGTTTCTAAGAAGTATGGACTACATTACTATTAGTCAGACTATTGGTAGAGTCATTCGCAAAGGAGACGAGAGTAAGACATTTGGTCTATTAT